AACAAATTCAGTAGATAAATTTGTAATTTTTCCATGATACCATTCTGGTCCGTGGTCTAATCCAATTTGACCAAATAATTGATATTTAGTTCCAGCACCTTGTTTAGCTAATTCTTCTAAGAAGAAGTTGCCTTTTCCTGGTGTTGGTTGTTCAACTGGTCCTACAACAGATGGATTTATAACTAATGCTGTTCCTTCAGGTATAAATTCCCCTAAACCTAATCTAACAGTAGTTCCTACTGGTAAGATTAAATCTCTTACTTGAATACCATAAGAAGTCATATATTCTTTTCCTACTGGCATTCCTAATTCAATAGCATTACCATGTAATTGTAATAAGTTTACAGAGTTTAATAAGATAATTAAGTTATCTATTTCTCCCCCAGCATTACTTATTAATGAAACTACATCATTAACTAACCATAAGTCTAATTTAGAACCATTTGCATCTTTTGTATTTGTAGAAATAGCTTCTACCATACCTCTTGTTTTATTAACTTCTGTATCTGAAGTTGCTTTATTATATTTTCCTTGAATAAATGTTTTTTCAATACTTCTTTTTAATTTTTCCATTTTTCTTGCAACTTGAAAATCTAATTCATTTTGTGGATTAGCACTTTGTCCAGCTAAATTAACTCCACTTAATGTTGCCATATTTGATTGTTTAGCATAACTAATTGCTACAGCATCCATAAAGATTTGAGTAACATTTGATAATTGATTTCTTGTTACAAATGATGCTGATGGAGCAGTTAATGATGCTGTTTCACTAATTTCAGGAATTTCACCTTCTTCACTAGAGAAATATTGTCCTGTAACAAATTCAACTGAATTAGTATATTTTACATTTCCACTAATCATGTTTAAAAATGGAGTTTTTGTATTTGCTTTGTTATATAACAACCCTGAATAGTTAGGGCAATTAAAAGATTGTACAGTTTCTGTTCCGTTCATTGTTTTCACCTCGTATAAAATTTTCTATCCCTTTTTTTACGAGTGCTACTTTATTTAAATTTTAGGTTTGTTTTGTTCTTGAAATATTTGAGTCATTAAACTAGTTTGTTTAATTACATCTTTATCTTTAATAGCTTGTTGTAACTCTTTTTGTAATGATTCTAATTTAGTAACATTAGAAGAACTATCAACTCCACCAATAGGTTTTGGAGTATCTTTTAACAACTTAGTAGTTGTTTCTTTTTCAGTATTAGTTTTAGTTTTATTTAGTAAAGATATAAAACTATTAGTTAATTTAATTGACTTATCTAAATCTTCACTAATAATATTTTGTAAAGTTTCTTTTAATTCAGTATCTTCATCTGTAACTTTAATACCATTATCTAAAAGCAAACTTTTAACTGCCAACTCACTAGCTTTAATATTATTTTGTTTAACCTTTTCAGCTAACTCATTTTCTTTAGCTTGATTTAATTCATCTTCTGTCATTTTCGATTTTTTATAATCATTAAATTCATTTTGTAAAGTAGAATAATTAGACTCACTAGTTTTTAACCTTGTACTTAAATCATTATATTTATCTTTAGGAATTACTAATGTTGCTAATCCTTTTTTTATAGCTTCTACCTTTTCTTCGTTTGTTACATAAGTTTCATCACTTAATACATTTTCAATAACTTCATTCATTCTATAACCTTTCCCACTCTTACGCTTTTATAGTTGCCACGTTCCAACAATTGAGTGTCATACAATTATGCTCTGTATGATGAGCAAATTTTTATATAAACTAAATTAATAGTTTGTACCTTAATGGTCTGGTATAAAGGATTTGAACCTCTAATTACTACATCCCAAATGTAGAGCCTTACCAACTTTGGCCAATACCAGATGGAGAGCCATGTCAGAATTGAACTGACACCAATAGATTGGAAGTCTACTATTCTACCTTTAAACTAATGACTCATGGCAAATCGACTAGGACTTGAACCCAGATAAACGGTTTTGGAGACCGACATGTTACCAATTACATCATCGACTTATATAGAAGATTATTTTTTATCTTCTATTTCTTTACTTTCTTTTTTATCGTTATTTTCATTAATTTGTTTACTAGCTTTGTCTACAAATAATTTAATCCAATTTTCTACACCACCATAGAAATCCATAGATTTATTAAATGCCTCATTAGTATCACTATATAAACCACTTGTTGTCATAGCAACATCTGGAGCAATACCACTTTGTATTTGATTCATTAAACCTTGTGATTTAACTAGGAAATTATCTGATTTATTTCTTGTAAATTTCTGGTCTATATCTTTTAATGATAATGATTTGATTTCACTATCTGGAGATAATTTACAAATTCTTAAAATTAAATTTATTTCAGGTTTAGCACACCTTTTAAATTCCATTTCATCTTGTCTTGCTCTAGCATCAGCCATAGTCCAACCTTCGCCAAGTTCTCTTGCTGATCCTGTATCCCCACCACTTGATTTTTCATTATTTTTAGGAATACCTATAATATTTAAAGCCGCATTAAATAATCTATCGTGTAAAACTTTAGTATTCTTATGGTCAATATTATTTGATAATAGCTTTAAATCAGCAGGTCTACTAGGATCAGAAGTAGCTATCTTCACAGCACCTAAATCTAATAAATCTTCATAATCTTCTTTATCAATATCTTGATTGACAAATACTAAAATACTTTGAATAAATTGTTCTAAACCATCTATTTCATCAGATGTTACTTTATTTAATTGATTTAATAAATCCATAACAATTTCAATTATTCCTAATCTTGACTTATTTAAATAATATTCAAATATAGGAATATCACCTAAAATATGGTATTTAACAAATTTAACATCAAAGTTTGTTGAAAAACTATCTTTATCAAAAGTATAAAAAGCATTATTTGTATATATACTTCCAACTATTGATGTATCTTTTACATTTTTAGTATAAGTACAAGCAAATAATCTTTTATGTGGTAAATAACTTGAATAAACAATAAATGTAGTTTTACTATCTAAATTTTCTATTTCAAAAGGACTATCTTCATTATCACTAGGCAAAACTAATCTATGTCCTATTCCTGATATATATAAACTTTCAGCAAGTTCTGTATCTTTTGGATATTTATCTTCGGCTAACATATAACTATTTAAAATTCCAACTTCATTATTTGCTACTTCTCCCCTTTGAACATATTGTATAGGTTCTCCAAATACATAGCTCTTTTTAAACTCAGTTACAAAGTAAGCATTGTTTTCAACTACTGTATTATTTATTGTTGGTCTTATTTCTTTAGTCTTTCCTAATATGGGTTGATAACCTTTATAATATTTTTCCAAATAATCAATTTCTAATGAGTTATTTAAATGCACACTAAATACATCATTCAATATCTTAGAAATCGTATTTTCATCCATATCTTCTTGTTTATAGTCTGCATATATAATTTTTCTACCAAACAATCTCATTTCTGGAGGTCCAATTCTAACATTGGTTATTGTTTGAGTAGGAATGTTTGCATTTACTTTTTCTTCCTTTACTTCTTCCATTATTTCACCACTTTTCTATTTGGAAGTTCCCAAATAAGAAAATAAGGGAACACAACTATAAATAAATTTACGGTTATGCTCCCGCGTAGCACTTCGAGTAACCAATGAAGGGAAAAACTTGATTACTCGTGTATATTTATATAATAAATATAAAAAAAAAGACATCTATGATGTCTAAAAATCAAATATATATTTGATTAATTCTTATTCTAATCAATAAATTGTAATTTGTATTATTTTTTCTTTTTATTTTTTATTAACAAAATACCAATTACTATAAGTATTATTGATGGTATTAAAAACTCAACACTTCTAACTATTACATTTAAATAAAATGGTGCTGAATTCATATAGCTATGTAAATAATCAACATCTAATACAACTAAATATAATAATACCAATAGTAATGCTACAAACAATAAAACTAATCCTATAATTTTTTTTATTTCTAACTTTTCTTTTTTTATCACTCTTTTAACAATGTAAGTTATAGAAATTGCTAAGTATTCCAATATAGCAAAAATTGATATTAAATATAATGATGTTAATAATGTCGGTAAGCTACCAAAATGATAAATACTAAATATCTCTGCAAATATAAATGTTAAAACTAATGTAATAATAGTTAATATTATAATCGTTCCCTTTTTCATATTTTCCTCCTAACAAACAAATTGCTATTTATCTGTCATTTATATTATATCATACATATAATTTTATTAAAATACTCTTCTAATTGATTTAGGTTTAGATAATTCTCCTTTGCCTAGTATAATTTCACTTGCATACATACAAATAGAATCACAAGCATCATCATGTAAATTAGGTTTATCAAAAGAATACTTTGTCATATTATCCATAAGTCTACCAATATCATTATTAGGTTTAACAAGTGATTTATCTGGAAATATCATTTGTTTTTGAACTATACCCCTATTGTTTTTTATTCTTTCTTCTTTTTTTATGGTATTAAATTTTTCTACTATAGTACACCATGTAATACCTCTGTTCACCAATTTTTCAGTTAATAAGTTTTTTAAGGATGTATCTATATTGTTTTCTATTACAAGCATAGTAATAGTATTAGTAATTATTTTTTCAATTATTTCATCATATAAATCATCCATAGCTTTTTGTTTAAATATAGCATCAATTAAATAATGATTTCCATTATTATCATTTTTAAAAATTGGCATAGAAACATTATCTCTTCCTTTTCTTGCTGTATCTAATGTTGCCATAGAATTACTTGTTAAATTATTAGGTAAATCAATATATGTTCTTATACATTCCCAAGCAAATTCTCTACCTGTTGGTGCTATCGGATCTTGCTGATAAACACAACTAAATAAAAATGGGTCCGTAGTATCTTTTATTTGTTCAGCAATTTCCTGTGGATATACTTCTTCACAAGTTGTCTTACCATCTTTGTCTATCATAGGTACTCTTATTACAATAGTTGATTTATCTTCACTTTCCATAACATATGGATTAGCAGTTTCTTTTAATAAAGATACTTTGTTTCTATCTTCAATAACTCTATTTAATATATCTTCAGGAGTCCATTGAGTTCCTACAAATATAAACTTACAATTCTTACCATCTCTTCTATTCCACCATTCTGTCAACCATTTATCATAAATACCTTTATGTGTACTTTCACTATTAGCTTCTTCAGCACCTTTAGTCATATCATCAAATATAATTGCAAATGAAGCTCTTTCTCCTGTTGTTGATCCGTTTCTAGTTCTTGCTATATGATTAGATTTAGGTACATTAGCATTTTTTATTTTCCAATCACTTTCTCTTTCAACTTCAAAAGGTTTACCTTTATATAATTGAAATAAAGTAAATATTTCAGCAAACTCTGGACTTGATATTATACCTTTTATAGTTCTACTAAATCCTGATACAAGTTCATCTGAATAAGATAATCTAATCACAGAATTATTTATGTTTAAACCAAATCCCCAAGCGGTAAATAATGTTGCCAAATAAGACTTTCCCATTGATGGCGGATATGATACAACTATATATTGTAATTGATTATCAAATGCAATTCTATTGAGTGCATCTACATAAGGCCTTAAGACTTCTCTTCTATTAGCTAATACCTTTTTAGGTTGATTCCATTCTATATAATCTACAAAACATTCAAAATCTCTTCTAGCACAAAAACAATAAATCTTTTTATAATAATCAAAAAAGGAAGACATATAATCTATGCTCCCTTTTTCTATAAGATTGTATAATACTGGTATTAGTTTATGTTTAGCATTTTTTACTGAATTTAAATCATCTTCTATAAACCACAATTCTAATACTTCTATCATTGTATTACACCAAATTAATTTTTCTTTTTGACTTAATTTATTTGTTTTTAAAGCCAGTAATATATCATTAAATGTTTTTTCTAATTTATTTTCTTTTTTTAATTGGATTTTATCTCCAATTTTTATATTACTCACTTTATCACTCTCTCTTTTTTAGATAAAGTGCTACTATTTATTTTCTTCTTTAAATTTCTTTATTTCCTGTTTTGTTGCTTTTTCAACTAAACCATTTTTAATTCTTTCTTTAGCTATTTCATCATCACATTCAAAAATATCACCATAATATCTTTTTGTTTGATTATGAATTTCTTTTGCTGTTGTCTTATCTCTAAAATAATTATTATTTCCATCTTTATATATTGCCTTAACTATCATCTAATTACCTTCTTTCTCATTAAAATCTACAATAATAAATTTATCTTTATTATCTATTGCATTAAAATAATCTTCCATTATTTCATTGAATACCTTTTTGCACTCAATACTTGAATCAAAAGATTTAATTATATGACCTTCTCCACTTAAAATTAAAGTTTCTAAATCTAAGTCAAAAAAATAATCTTTTTCTACATTAAATTTGTTTTTATATTTTTCAAATAACTTTTCATTTAATGAAATTTTTTGTTCTTCTAATTTTTGTATTATATTAGGTTTAACTTCAAATTCTTTCGCCAAACCATCAATAGATAATAAACTCTTTTCTCTAAGTTTTTTAGCTTGTTCTCCATATATTAATTTAGGTTGTCTTTTACCTATACCAACTATATTAGTAGAACCAAATAAACTCCCCTTTTCTTCTTTAAATATAATTTCCATTATTTCCCTCTTACTTTCTTTATCAATTCATCTATTTCTTTTTTTGAATCTCTTGATGTAGGTTCAATAACCATATTAAGTAATGTTCCTAAAGGTAAATCCAAAGCATATTCAACTTTTACTAACCATTTTTTAGTTATTGTGTTATATCCATTTAAATAATTAGTAATATTCTGTGGTGATGTTCTTTTATCACCTAATTTAGATTCTATATTATTTATTCTTTTAGTTAATTCAACATTACTCATGTTTTTTTTATTTAAAATTATTTTGATATAATCAGAAACATTAATCATCTTTAACACCAAAATATTCTTTAAACTTTTTTATCATTTCATCTTCTTCTATGAAAAACGGATCTCTATCAAAACTATTAAGAACATTGCTCATTAATTGCCCAAATCTCCAGTCAGGACATTGTTCTTTCCATAATTTTTCTAGTTGTTCTAAAAATGGTTTTATCCTATTTATACTTCGCATTCATACACCCCTTTCAACACTTTTATAGTTCTTGGTTTACCACTAATCGTAGATACATAACCTTTGTCTTCAAGCAATAATACTTTCTTAAATACTGTACATATATTACAATCTAAAATATTTGCTAATTCTTGAAAAGTAGGACTATATCCATTTCTATCTATAAACCATTCAATAGCTTCTAAAGTTATTTTTTGTTTAATAGTTAATTCTTTCATTCTAACAACTCCTTTTTATCTTTACCTATCACCCATAACAATGTTGAAACTTCATCTTTCTGTTTAATTTTGTGTTTTAAAATATATTCAATTCTTTCTTTAATTTCAATTTCACTTTTTATACTTTTATGTTTTTGATAATATTCATATAATGCTTTATGTTGATGAACTAAAGTATATAAGTCAAATAAATTATCTTTTATCTTATTCATCTTCTCCACTCCACAACAATTCCTGGAAATATTCTCTACTCAATAATTTCTTTTTTATAATAAAATCATTCTTAACAGGTTGTTTATAATAAGTTAAATAATTAGATATACCATTGATACAATAGTTATAAGCTATAAAAGCTCTATCATATGTAGGCATTATATATTCATGAATAACATAAATTTTTAAATCAATATCTTTAATAATAATCTTATTATTCTTAATTAACTCTTTTATAAAATTTAACTTATCAACTTCTAATTCTTTATTAGATAAAAAATCTATATAAGTATCATTTTTAATTGCACATATTGGCATATTAATATTTTTTTCAAATATATATTTTATTTAGACCACTCCTGACTTAAATTCTTATATTCACTAAATTTAAATTCTTCATATAAAGATAAATAAATCTTTCTACCTAAATATGCTACATATGGATTCATAACTAAATATGATGGTTTACCCCTTATCTTATGAATAACATCTAACTCAATCAAAGTTTTAATTTGTCTTTTTGCTGTTGTTTCACTAACATTACAAATTTTAGGTATATCTTTTAATCTAACAATTTTTCCATTTTTATGAGATATTATTCCATCCATGTAACCTATATAACCTATTAGTATATTTAATATAGGACACTTATTGGCTATATCTCCATAAACATTTGGATTAACCTTTACAAAATGGTATCTTAAATCAACAGTATCATTTAAATATTGAAGTACACTTTTTCTAACAACTTTATCTCCATCTGATAGTTTCACATATTTATCAGTAGACTCTATTATGTCAATTACTTCTCCATGTTCATCTGTTACATATAATTCTTTACTCATATTACATATTTACCTCCAAAAAGTATCATTTATGAACCTTTTTTTAGTATAAAAAGTGTCAAATTTGGACCGTTATCAAATCCTTAATTAACCTTTATTTTATATAGGATAGATATACATTTTTTTACTAATTTACTTCTCTATTCGTAATCGTACCCTATTTAATATATTTAATGGAATGCAGGATGAGATTCGAACTCGTGAATACAATATTTGCACTATTGCCTCTTAAACCACTTGAGTACCTACATATTTAATTCGACTACACTATATCAAAAAAGTTACTGACTTTTCACTGACTTTTTTACATTTTTTTGAACTTTTTTTAAATTTATTATGATATAATGAAAATGTAATAAGATAACAAACTGAATGTGAGGTAAAACAATGATTAAAAAGATGTTTAATTTCTTATCAACTATTAGTGCAATAGTATCAGTTATATTAGTACAAAGTTTTATAGCAATTACAGATAGTTATTATTTTAATGGATACATAGTTTTAATATTTTTATTAATGTTATTAAATCCTATTGCTAATTTATTTAGATTAAACAAAAAAAGAATTAATAATCCTTTGTATCATTTAATTGTAATTGCTTTAACTAGTTATATATCAGCTTCATCTATAAGTAGTTTAAGGATTTATAATCAATTTTTATTCTTTGATAAAGACAACTCATTAGCAATTAACAATGCACTTGGTTGTTTTGGTGAAAGATTTTTATATATTATGATTGCTTTAATACTAACATTACTAATAGCATTTATATTTAAAAAAGAAAAAATAAAAACTGATAAAGACCGTTCAATGATTATGCTTGTATTAATATTTATAACATCAATACTACCTTTATTAAGTAATAGAATATGGTCAATGAATTTAATAAATGCTGGATTTAATATAGCTCAAATTGTTTTTACAATTATAATATTTTTTAAATTAAGAAATCTAAATACTTCAAGTGAATTACAAAAATATTATTTAATATTAATGCTTACATCTTTAGTATCATTAAACCCTATAGCATTAGTTTTAACTGGATATATATTTATACAATTAGACACTTTTGGATTACATCTTTAAACACTAGCAGATTAATTTCTGCTTTTTACTTTATTATGATATAATAAAAGTATAAGACAAGAGGTGTTAATAATGTTAAAAATGATAAAGGGAGTAAAAATTCATTGTGCAAATAAACTTAATGAAGAATATATGATTGATGGAAATAGTATTATTGCTAATATAAATGCTGATAAAATTTCTAAAATTATTAATGATTTTGTCGATATACAAAAAGAACCATTGTTTTTAATATTAGAAATTCCTACTAATAAAAAAAATGAAAATATTAAAGATGATATAATCAATCAAACACATAAAGATGTTTATTACTTAGATAATATGTCAATTTCTTATGTTAAGGAAATATTAAATAAATTTGGGAAATTATTTATAAATGACGGAATAGCACAAATAGGTGTTGGAAATCATATTACAAACGCAGAAATTATGACAAGTAAATACAATGTAATAACGTTATTTTCTGGAAAAGATAAACTTGAAAAATACAAAGAATTATTGGAGCACAATAATATAAAACAAGTTGATAAATTAGTAACAGCATGGGATTTTTTTACAAAAGAAAATCCTGGTGAGTGTAATAGCATAGATGAAGATGGCAAATCAACTTATGATTATATTGATATTTTAACAAAAGAAGATGGTTTATATTTTGCTGAAAGAAGAGAAGATTAAAATATTTTAAATATTAATAATAAAAGTTTTAAGCAGATTAATTTCTGCTTTTTATTTTGTTGTATATTTTTAAGGGAGTAAGTAGATACCCCCTACCCTCAAAAAATATAGGGATGGGGCATACTATCCCTGAAACGGTCGTTTTAATGATTAAAAAAACCTTATAAAATAAGGGTTGTTTTTATAAGATTAAAGCTGTTATATTATAAAATATATTTACTCTTTTTTATATATAAAATAGAGTTTTTTTATTCCAGGAAGAAAAGACAAAACTTGTTATATTTTCAAATAAATAAATCAATAAAATTATCATTAAAACAGCTATAAAAAAGAAGCTACAAAACACAAGAAAACCCTTATAAAATAAGGGTTAATCTATCATTAAATCATTGACAAAAAGCATTATTTTTGATATAATAATAACAGAGATAGGAAAAGGAAAACCTATAAAAAAAGAGATTATTTCCAGTCGCCAAACATGAAAAATAATCTCAAAGCATTAAATGAATACTATATTTTTATAGTAAACATTAGAAAAAGGATTCCGCCCTTTTCTATATCTCATTATAAATTAATTGATTTAAAAAGTCAAGTTATTAAAATAGCTTGTCAATGTAATGAGAAAGGGATGATAAAAAATGTTAAATCAAGTAGTTTTAGTTGGAAGAATTACAGAAATTCCAGAAGCTGAAGAAAAAAACAAAATTATTATATCAGTGCCAAGAGCATTTAAAAATAGTGATGGTGAATATGATGTGGACTTTATACCAGTTCAATTATTTAAACCATTAAATGAAAGTGTAAAAGAATATCTTACTACTGGCGACTTAGTAGGTGTGAAAGGTAGATTACAAGTAATTGATAAAGAATTATTAGTTGTAGCGGAAAAACTAACATTCTTATCAAGTAAATCAAAGGAAGAAGAAGAAGACTAAAAGTCTTCTCTTCTCTATCAAATAAGGTGAGTTTATGGAAAGAATAGACGACTTACAAACAAAAAAGGAAATAATAAGTACTTTATATAGTGGAAATTATATAAAAGAATTAGAAACTAGAGATAATAGCTATTTTAAAAAAGTAATTAATAGTTATATCTTATTTAAAACAAGTGATAATTTTATAATAGTTTATAGGGTTGAAAGTCCATCAATTCAAAAAACTTTATGGTTTGATGATGAGCTACCAATTCCAAATCTTACAGAAGAATTATTCTTGAGCTATAATTTAAAATATTTTAGAACTATTAAAAGTGAATATCAAGACAAAACTTTTATATATAATGCTTATTATAAAAGTGAAAACCCTTATAATTGCGTTATATGTTCTCAATATGGTTATTTTGACAAAGTAGAAGACAAAACTTTTAAAAGATGGCTAACTGAAGAAGAAGAAGAAACCATATTATCAATAGATGAAGAAATAAAGCAAAACTTTATTAAAAGATTAAAAAATTATTATAAAAGATATAAAGAGCATATCTATTGTCAAGGATACTGGGTAAATAGATAAAAGGGGGTAAAACTCCCCCTACTCTATACCAGGTAAAAGCAAGTGTAGAACTATAAAACTTTTACTCAAAACTTCTACTCAAAACTTTTACCTATAAAACTTTTTAAAGGAGATTGAAATTATGAAAATTGAAAATATATATAGTGAAATAAAAGAAATAATAGAAAAAGAAAATTATATAAAACTTCCATCTTTATTGGAAAAATTAGAAAAAACAATAAGAGAAGAATCTTGTTATAAAACAAGTAATAAATCAAGAATAGCTGGAATAAAAAGAGTTGCTTTTAAAGATAATCATAGACCAGCACTTACTGGGTATGGAATATTAAATGAATATAAAATAGTAACTGATAGTTATCATTTAATTGCAATCAAACAAGAAGACATGCCACTAAAATTAGTAGCAACTCCAGAACAATTAGAAAAAAATGGAATTAATTTAGAAGAATATAGAAATAAATATGGGATAAATAGTGTTTTAAACTTCTCATATCCAGATGTATCATATATCATTAATTTTGATAGATCCAATGAAATAGAAATAGATATTAATGATATATACCAATGTTATAAATTAAATTATAAAAGAAATGATTGTTTGTATAAATTAGGTTCTCAAAATTATAATATTAAATATTTAAAGAACTTAATTGATGTGTTAGGAAAAGATATAAAAGCATATGAAACTGGTGAATATAGACCATTATATTTTGAAAATGAAAATGATGAGATTGGATTAGTTCTTCCAGTAAAAACATATTAAAGGATGATTAAATTATGAAAATGACTAGAAAAGAAAAAAAGATATTTGAAAATTGTTTTGGTATATATGAAGACAATGATTGTTATGCATTAGAAGATTGGACTACTGGTGGAGTTAATATGTATATCTTTTTAGATAAAGTAATTGATTGTTCTGCTACACAACAATTTATTGACTTTATTGACAATTTTGATATTGATGAAGAAATAGAAATACATAGACAATGTGATAGCTATAAAAACAACTTTACACTTAGACAAAGTCTTAATGATTTTGAAGATTGGATTAGTTGGTTAAATAGCATAAAAAAAGATTTATTGAATTAAAGGAGATATGATGTATGTTAATTAATTTAGATTATTTAAAATATTTATATAATGAATTAAGTAAAGAACAAAAAGAACAAAACTGTTTGACTTGTTTTGAAGATTTTAGAAGTTATATAGCTGAAATAGTGCTATCTAATTTACAGTACGACTTTAATATAGAAGTTGATTATGATGATATATTTATTGAAGAACAATAGGAGGAAAAAATGAAAATTAATGGAATAGAAATAAATGCAAAAAAGTTTGCTTATGATAGATGCCACAAAATATATTTGTTAGAAGACTTAAAAGATGAAGAAGATGCAAGTTATTATGATTATGAAATACTTAATATAAAAGATTTAGCTGATACCTATAAAAATAGTTGCTCTTTAAGATTTATAAGTAATTGGAAACTAGATAAAGTAATTGTAAAACAATTTGAAGATGCAATTTTTAGTGAATAAAAGGGAGTTTGATTTATGAAAAAAGATGAAATAATAAACTTTCTGGAATCTTTAGTATTTAAAAGATTTAAAAGTAAGGCAAAAATATATGAATATATAAAAAGCAATTTTAAAAGTTATAAAATAATGCTTGAATATCATGATCATGATTTACCTGGTATTGATTATAATTTTATTGGTACAATAGAAAATAAAGATTTATTATGTGATTTTGATTTATATTATACAAAAACAAAAGCGAATGAAATGTTAATTGTAGAAGTTGCATACGAATTTCAATAAGAGGTATATTTATGACTTATTGTTATAGAAGAAAAAGCACAGATAAACAAGATTATGATAGACAAAAAAAGATTTTAGAAGAAAATGGATATATAAATAATAAAAATTGTATTTATATAAATGAGAGTTATACTGGAAAAACTAGAAATAGACCAGCACTAAAACAATTAATAAATGACTTAAAAGAAAATGATACAATAGTTGCCTGTGATTTATCTAGGATTTCAAGGTCAGTAAAAGATTTTAATGAATTAGTTGAAGAAGTATTGAAAAAGAAAAAAGCTAACATTATTATAATAAAAGAAAACTTTAGTTTAAAAAATAATAAAGAGTTAGATGCTATGACAAAATTAATTTTAAACATTACAGCAAGTTTTGCAGAGTTTGAAAGAGATATAATAAGTGACAGAACAAAAGAATCATTAAAAGCAAAAAAAATATATGGTACTAAAAGTGGTAAACCAATAGGACACCCACGAAGTAAAAAAGCAGATAAAAACAACTTTATTAAAACACTTGAATATATGATAACAAATAACAAAGGACAAATAAAAGCTACATTAAAAACAGGATTCCCTAAAGATACTTTCTGTAGAGATATTAAAAAGTGCTATGACAAGTACAATACAAAAGATTATAATACTATTGTTAAACTAGTAAAAAAAGAATTAATATGGCCTTTATAGTGATTATATTAGCTCTTTGGATATCTCTTTGTGATGTAGCTAAAAGACAAAAATAAAACAATCAAAAAAATGATTGTTTTTTACTTTTTGTTTTTTAAATATTCAATTATTAAATGTAAAAAAAATATTCCAATAAATAACCAAATCAATGTTAAAGATGAATGTTTAACTATATTCATTACTTCTTGCATTTTTTATCTTCCTCTCTAGTATGTTTTACCCTATCTTTTTCTTCAGCTCTTTTAGCATTATTAAATCTACTAACATCGCCACTTAAATATCCTGTAACCCTTCTTATTCTTTCAAATCCTACATCTTTTCCTATCTTCACTTAATCACTCTCCTCATATTCTGCATCTATTATTTTATTTCCTTTTAACGCTTGTAATTGTGCATTAATTGTATCTATATCTGTTGTTTTCTTATGTTCTATTACCATTGGTGCTTGTGCCTCTACAAATCCATGCTGTGCTTTTAATGAGAACATAGTTGTTATAGAATCCAATTCTCTTAATTGAGCCGATGTTAAAGCTGTAGTGGTTATATAATCATCTATTAAACCCATTACATCAACTTTCTCTGGATCACATAAATAATTATCATAAGTTTTTCTTGTTATGCCTAATAATGCGCAAAATGAACCTTTACTAGGTGGAAACTTACAAATTTTATTTATTTCTGCAATCATATCTATATAAATATTTAATGCTTCTCCCAATTCATAAGAAGTATAACTTTTATTTTGAATACAAGCTATATCTTCCCTACTTCTTTTTGTAATTAATGGAAGTATTTGTGATACTGTTAAACCATTATTATTAGAAACTTTTTCATTAATTAGTTGTGCAACTGACTCCATCTTTTTATAAATAGATGGCAATAACAATTCTTTTGTTTTTTCTTTAATATCATTAACCAATTCCATTTGTTTAATTTTTTTTAAATCATTGTTTTTTACTCTAGTCTTTGAACTTTCACTCATTTTAAAACCTTCTTTGTTAATCTATCTCTTTTATCTCTTTCTTTGCCATTTTGGAAATCAACATATTCCCATAAATCTTTTTCTAACTGATGATAATATTTATCTTTATCTTCTTTAAAATAATCATAATAAAGCCATAAAATATAATCATCAAAAAAATCAAATTCTTTATTATATTTTCTATTCATCAAAGTCAAAAATCTTAAGTCATATCTACTGATGAAAGCCATATTTATTCACTTCCTTTAAAAAATTTTTAACATCATACACTTTATTGGTTTTAATCCTTTTATTTTCAATTTTAAGGGCGTTAGAGCGACAATAATCTACAGGCAAAGATTTTCTATCACTTTCATCAAAAAATCGTTTAAAATCGCTTATTTCGACAAAATAACATTCATCTAAAGTATCATAGTTAATTACAAATCCTGAAATTACATTGTAAAAAGAACCTGCCCATAATAAATCATCTATTTGATGCTTTCTTATATTGTTATATGGTAAAGACTTTGTTTTGGTATTCTTTAATTCTAGTGTTAATAAATACTTTCCTTCAAAAACAAAACAATCACAAATATTTGATGGAGTAAATCTTGCTCTCTCACCATTAGTCCAACTCGATACATTATCTTTTATCCTATAATAAAAAACATTTTTAGGAATACTTTTTTTCCAATTATCTTCAAATCTTTTTCCACTATTAATTATAATAATCACCTACTAAAAAAGAGAACTATAATTTCTCCCTTTAAAATTTATTTAATTGGTACTCGGTAAGAGAATCGAACTCTTGATATATGTTAGAAAGACATATGGCTTAACCACTTGCCTAACCGAGCATTTGGTTGTCAAGGTAAGACTCGAACTTACGACATTTTGCATATCAGACAAACATTCTAACCTACTGAATTACTTGACAATAATGGTTGCTCCCACGAGAGTCGAACTCGCTATTTACAGGGTATGAGCCTGTCGTGATAATTCCGTTTCACTCGGTAGCAATGTTGAACATAGAACTAATCTATGTTCTTTTTTTGACATCTTTGTAGAAAGGAGGTGATGCCTATGGGGTTAGTACCTTAATAGGTACTGTACCAAATAATATAGAGCATTCTCATTACTCGTTACCCACATATAGCTCTTAAGCACCACTTGGTAACCATACGGTGTAGGGGTGGCTTTCCCTATGAGAAATTTACCAGTTTTACTATATTACTCAGTACACTACTTATTAAAGTAGTGTGTTTAGAAAGGAGGTTGATACCTAACAAAGCACGATCCGAATAACAAATTTATTTTTAGAAAGGAGGTTTTGTTTGTACAAAAAATATAATTACTATTTTCATTTATATTGCTGTATTGTGCTTTTAGTATCTTCCTTCATAATTTATAAATAGAAAGGAGTTCAAAGGTCTTTTGTCTGTATTAAAAGTACAGTGTCTTTTTTAATCCCACATTAAACGACCAATAGTTTTGCTGTTAGACCTTTTTTTAAAAAATGATAAATAAAATTAACCAATGCACTAAATTTTCAGTAAGGACTTGAACCTTAAACTTTCAGTTTTTCAGACTGACACTCTACCCATTGAGTTACTGAGGTATACATTATACCTATTTTTTGCTGTAATGTGCATTTTATGAATAAACTAATTTAACAAGACTATTTTATAATTTGCCTACCAACCAAATTGATTGGGTTGGATTTGAACCAACATACTATTCATTAACATTGAATTGACTTACCTATCTCTTTTTATTTGCAGAAATAGTCTTTATTATTTATGCAAGTTCTAAAGATTTTAAATAACTTCTTGCTTGTTCTGGAGTTTTTTTACTATATTTAACAAACATTTCAAATAAGAAAGTTTTTATTTTAGAATAATCTATACAATCTAATAATCTTTTTCTTGCGGCTTTTGTTAAACCACATTTTTTATAATAATATGCAAACAAGAACCCTAATTCTTTATCAAATGTATCTTCAAGATGCCTTTTACTAATTGTTTTAGTATTATCATCCCAGAAAATAATTGTTGCATTTTCATTTATTATATATCTTTCTATATCTACTTCTTTTTTACTTCTAAAAGGAGAATAAATTATGTTTGAAAAAATTACATTTTTATCAGAAATCATTTACTTACCTACTTTCTTTCTATATTCATCTAATATTTTATCTATGTAACTTGTCATATCAAAATTGTTCTCTAATAATTTTAATATTTGTAAATTATAACCTGATATATAGATATTTCCATATTCATCAAATTCAGGAGCAGTTTTATTTCTATCATTAAAATTCCACCATATTATTTTGGTATTTGCTCCATGTTCTTTAAATATTTTCATAGTTTCTTTTTTTGATTGATTTGAACCATAATCAAATTCCATATCACTCAGAACAACTAAATATTCTGGATAATCTTCTAATTTTCTTAATATTTCCATTACTTTTTTAAAATCAGTATTAGAACAGTCGCCAGTATATAGTGATTTATATTGTTCTTTTAAAGTCGAACCTTTAATTGTCATTAATTTTGGGTTAGAACTAAATGATATTACTTGATTAGGACAATAAGTAGAATTAATAGCTAAAGCATGTGCTATTGCTGTTGCTTTTTCACCTATATTTATATTTCCATTATTCCAATACATGGATCCTGAAGTATCTAATATAGGAATACAATTTAACTTAACATCTAATGTTGCATTTTCCAAAGTTTTTTTAGCAATAACATCAGCATTTTCTTCTACATCAGATAAACTTTTTTTAGATGTTTTATAAGCATCTACCACATTAGAAGTTGAAGTGTTAACTTTAGCTTTATTTTCTTTAACTCTATTTATATATTCCTTAAATCTTTCTTTTAAATCTTCCCTAGTAGAAAAAGCATTTAAATACTTGTGCATCGCTAAACTAGGCACTTGTTCAAAATCAATTTCACAAACTAATGGATGTTTATAAATAGTTATAGGTTTTTCATTAAAAATAGCACCTAATTTAGTAACTTCTTTTACTTCATCTATTTCTGCATAAGATAATTTATATTCCACAGTTTTATCTGTTTTAATTAGTTTTCTATACTCTTTTTCACTTATTCCCCAAAGCCTACAAAATATCTTTGCAATTTTTTTGTATTTGCCAGTTAATCTAGGCATCCACTTTTTAGTTAATTCATTTCCCAAAAGCAATTCATCGTGTAATTTTTCAATACAATCATTTCTTGCTATATGAAACAAATCATCATATCTACCAGCTAATACAATATCATCTGAAGATACATTAGCTAGTTTCATAAGTTTTCTACCTAAATCTCTTTTTCCTAATCCAAATCTCGGATCTCGAATAAACATTGAAAATAGTTTTTCTTTATCTGATGTTCCAATATTTACTTGATTAAGATTTTTTTCAAAGTAAGGTGTCATAAATAATAAATCAGTTAAATTATTTCCAGTGCTTTTATATGACACATCACCATTTTCAGTTTTTTTCTCATTTAATAATTTTTCTAATAAATTCATAAGCATTTCCCTTCTATTCTTTTATTTGGTTGTTGGGGTTGGATTCGAACCAACGCTGGACAGGTTCAAGGCCTGTTGACTTACCACTTGTCTACCCAACAATTTAAGGAGGAAATCAAGAAAGGAGTCAAATTGATTTCCTGTAATATCTCTATTACGATTGCATTATATCAAAAAGTTTACTGACTTTTCACTGACTTTTTGTAAGATTTTTTAATTTTGGATAATAATTTCTCCAAATATTTTCAGCATTAACTGGTTTAATATTATTTATATAGTTTTCATCAGCTACTTCTTGTATGGCTTTGCTCACTGGCACACCATTTAATATCTTTACATAAATTCTATAACATATTTGATTATCAGATAATTTTTCAAGATTGGATTTGCATTTTTCTAATATTTTACTTTTTCTATTAATCTTATCATTTATATCTTCTAATTTCTCTTTATTATAATCTAAACTATTTTTTAAATCATTTAGGATTTCTATTTCTATAGTCAAATCATTTATATATTTAATACATTCCATAATTTTACTCCTTTAGTCTAAAAAATTATCTTCTACATCTATTTGTTCACCAAATTCAGCATAAGGATCAATATCATCAGTTTCTGTTTTTTTATTATTATCTTTTTTGCTTTCCAAAAGTTTTATCTTTTCGCAAATAACTTCAGTTATATAACCTTTTGTACCATCATTTTTATCATAATCTCTAGTACACACTCTACCTTCTATTGCTATTTGCATTCCTTTAGAAGAATAATTACATAATACTTCAGCAGACTTTCCCCAAACTACTATATTTATGAATTCTGTATCATATTGACCATTAACATTTTTAAAATCATTTTTTATTGCTAATGAATTTTTTGTATAAAGTTTACCATTATTAGTTTCTTTTAATTCAATATCATTAGTTAATCTTCCTATACCTATAAATTTATTCATCGATCATTTCCTCCACTATTAAATGTTCTAAATCTACGTACTTATTAGACTTAGAATTATATCCTTCATAATCTATTGACATATTATTTTTAAAATATCCTAAACCTTTTTTATAATATAAATCTTTCATAACTTCTAATTCCGATTCGCCGCTTACAATACACTGACCTATTCCTGTAAATTCTGTTGTTTCAGTTATAATAACAGGTGCCGCTATAGTAAATTTTTTCATATTAACTTTCCTTCTTTCCATATTTTTCTTTCCAATAATTACAAAATTTACAACAAGAACAATATTCTAAACACTTTTTATCTTGACCCTCTCTAATCTCAATTTCATATATTCCAGGAAAGTCTTTTTCTAAATTTTCTAAGTGTTCTTTTGCATCTTCATAATTATCATGTAGTTTAGTTGCTGTTTTATTTTTTATTTTCTTTACAGCATATTTAGTTTTTTCCTTCCATCTTTCTTCATCTGTGCATAATGGAAGTTTATCATCTTCTACAGTTTCATTGTTTTTTAATTCTATAAATTTTTTATATATGAATTCTTTTATACTTTCGAATTCTTTTTCTGTAAATTTAAATTTCTCTACCCATATTGGTAATTTAGGATAATTACTATCTATTTTTGATTTAGTTTTATTATGGTCTTTGATAAAAGCAATAGCTTCAGATTTATCTATATCAAATCCCATATCTTTAACCGCCCAAGCATAAATCAGCATTTCTTTTTTCCAATCTTCAAAATCTTTAAAAATAATTTTCCAAGCCGAACATGTCTTCCAATCTGTTATTTTCTTTTCTATTAAATCAATCATATCGGATCTACCGCTTAAGTAATATCCTTTTAATTCTTCCCAATATTTACCTAAATCAACTTTTAATTTTTCTTCTTTAAATTGTCCATCTGATTCCTTTGAATTTTCTATGACACTATGCACAGCAATTCCAAATATCATCCAACACATATCTGATACATCTTGCTCAATTTCATCAGTATATCTTCGTTCTAATATAATTTGTCTTGTAGGTTTTAAAATAGTAGTACAAGAATATTGATGTGGTGTTGGTTTATAATTGTTATCAACTAATTCTACTAATTGTTTTGGTAAATTTAAATTATTTGTAATTTTCATAATTCCCTCTATTTTAACTTTAATAATTTTTTTAAAATTTCTACTAATACATTAACAACAATACTATTACCAGCTTGTTTATATAATTGAGTATCAGAATTAACTAAACTAGCTTTTTCAAAATCTTTATCATCGAACCCCATTAGTCTCCAACTCTCTTTTGGAGTTATCTTTCTTATTCTTAAATTATTCATATTATCTCTCACCTTAACACATATTGCTTTAATATCGGCTAATGCTAAAGTACAACAATAATCTTTATATGTTCTTTTTCCTTTGCCATATCCATTAGGAAAACTAATATTAGCACTATAGCCTTCTTTAAAATCATCAATTATATCACTATAAACATATCTTTTAACATTACCATCTGAAGTAAACATTTTTTTCTGTAAATCTGTAAATAAAGATTTATTCATAATCATCTCTTTTTTTGATGACTTTAACCAAAGGTACATTACCTCCACCGGTTCCCATAGATGCAGTCAAAGTATTACAAGTATTATTTTTTTGTAACTTACCTTTACTACCAAAGTTTCTTATATATGACAATCCTTTTAAATTAAAATTTTCATCTAATTGTTTTGAAATATAATTACTAGCATCACAACGCCTTGAACCCTCTCCAGTATTTATAGCACTAGCTATAGTTTTATTTATTAAACTTTTTTCATTATTGCCAGTCCATTTTTCATTATCAGCGCTAATATAATCTACCATTCTATCACTCAAATAATATTTGTCTTCAACATCTTCTTCTAACAAATCCTTAAGTTTTATTTTTAATTCTTGTTTTTGTGGAAATTCAAAATCTATATTATTTTCTAATATAAAAGTATTGTTGTTTGTTGCTCTTATTGTTGGGCAAAGATTTATACCCACTTTATTATCTTGCCAAGCACTTTCGCAAGAACAGTTATAAATATCTTGTTTTGCATTTTTTATTTCGTTTTTTTCTCTATCAAAATTTTTATAGACTGATGGTTTTATATCTTTACTAACATCTATATCTTTTCTTATTGATACAGTAAAAACTCTTTCTCTATTTTGTGGTATTCCATAATCTTTTGCATTTAATACCTGATAAAAACTTTGATATCCTAGATCTTCCATAACTTTTAAATAATCTTTAAAATTATGAATATGTCTTTTGCTAATTAAGTTTTTAACATTTTCCCAAATTACATATTTAGGTCTCAATTTTTCTACTATTCTAACTGTTTCCCACATCAAACTACTTCTAGTTCCACTTCCTTTATCTGCTCCGTGTTGCAAACCAGCTGCAGAAATACTTTGACAGGGTGAACCATGCATAATAAGGTCTACTTCTAACTCCTTATCCCATTTACATATATCCTGTGGTTCAAAATTTGTGCCATGAATTGCATTAAAAGATTTAACTGCAAATTTATCTATTTCCACATAATCCACTATCTCAAAATCTATGCCTAATCTTTCTAATGCTTTACTACAAGCACCAATTCCACCAAAAAGTTCTAACAATTTTAACTTCATTATTCTCCAAGTTTAGATTTTAATAATTCTATTAATTCTTTCGCTTTTTCTTTTGTTAATTCTTTTGAAGTTCTAACCTTAAATTTTTTATATACATTTTGTTTGGCGACCATATTTTCAAAATTTTTAAATATTTGATTCTCACTTTTTTCAATTTTTCCAAATAAAACATGAATTAATTTTATTTGTTCTTCAGTAATCATTTCTTGATTAGTAGTTTTTTTAGTTACATTATTTTGTTTTTGATATTCAGTTGTATCAGCATCTTTATTATCATCGAGTTGTAATAATCCATTTAAGGCATACTTTCTAGCATAACTTGAACTTGCACCAGTAATTTGACTTGCATCCATACCTTTTTTAGTTTCTTCTTCTCTAGCTTCCGCTGTTGTTGAAATGCTTTCATTTGAATCTAAGTCATATAAAGTAGCTGTTGCTCTTATATAATATCTATCTCCAACATAAATAACTTCATCACTACAAGTTAATAAACAATTATGTTTCTTACATACAGGTTTACTAGCTTCCATAATATCTTCACAGTTTCTAAAATTATAATTACCAAAATTATTCCTTTGATTTTTTGGCACTTTTAATTCTTGTTGAATTTCAAAAAGTTTTTTTAATACACTATTCATTTAACACCACCATTTTTAATCTTTAAAACTTTTGTTAATTGTTTTCCAGTTAAATTAATTTTTAAATTACAATGCATTCCTATAATTCTATTTGCTGAATAGTTACATAATAATTCATCTAATTCTTCATTACTTATTCTCATACAATATCTCCTGTACTAAAATCAATTTTTAAGTTATATCTTTTAATGAATCCCTGTAAAAGATTTCTTTTTGTTAAATACATCTTTCTTATTCTTGATTCATAATCTTTTATTCCTATCATTACATCTTCAAACTTAGTAGTAGCTTTAAATCCATAATTAGGTGAATGAGTTATACAAAAATCTACTTTTCCTTCTCCCCAATCACGATTCCATTTTTCAACTTTACTTCTCCAAGTTCTTGATGAAATGTTTATATTGTATTTTGTATATAATTCATCTAGTATATCTTTTTGTTTTTTCCAATTTGATAAATCAACTAATTCTATCATTAAATAAGTCCTCCGTAATTTCATCTAACTTATAATTAGGCGATTTGCCAACATAAGTTAGTAAAACATTTTCTAATAAATGTTTAGGAAATCCACCAGGCATCTTATCATAAATTCTTCTGCATATCTCATAATAATTTTTTTCAAATGTTAAATCATCCATTGAATATAATTTATCTTTATTTAAATCTTTTTCTAAATACCTTTTAGACATTTCTTCTAAATATTCAATAGAACTACATCTTCCAAAATGTTTATTATAATCTTCATAATTTACTTTCTTTCTACAAATTTTGCAAATAATTTTTGGGATAATAATATCGTTCTTTTCTTCAGTAGTTTTTAAAAACTTTACTAAATAAAATACATCAGGATATCTCCCAAAATTATCTGAGTCTTTAAAATATTCATCTAGTTTTTTATTAACATCATCAAAGTCATAAGGTTCTAATACTCTAGTCCACTCATTTAAAACAGGTTTTGTAATTAAAAATGATTGTCTATGTATTTGGACTTTTTCTAAAATATCTCCAACTTGTTTTCTATCCATTAATTCTCTCTTAATTCTTTCAAAACTTCTTGTCCTAAATCATAGTTTGATTTTGACTTATACTGAACATTATTTTGAATTTTATCCCAAATTATTCCTTTGTAATTTGAAGACATACTAAGTTGAATAATATCAATTACTTTTTCTTCACCAAATTTACTAATTTTGTTTTTGATTTGAGTTAATAAAGACTTAAATCCTAACTCTCTATAACTCTCGTTCCTTTGAAGTTTGTACTCTAACCATGACATCAATGTTTCTTTTAAACTATTACTATATTTATTTTCATTTACATATTCATTTATATTTTCATTTACATTTTCATTTTCCATATGTTTAACATATGTTCTTTTGGTACGATTAGACCTTCTACTTTCAACATATTTCTTTCTTTTTAGACACTCATCTTCAAACTTAACATTGTAGTATTTTCCATCTAAGTCTTTAATAAAAAGATCAAAGACTCTTTCAGTGTATTTTCCACAAATATTTAACATATCTAATTCTGATAAATGACCGTTTTGATGTTGTAAACATAATAAGGTAATAAACATACCGATTTCACTATAATTCATTGTTCTAGTTGTTGTTAAAAAATCACTAGTATAAAATAATACTGCTGGTGATTTATTTTCTTGTTCCATAAGTTCCTCCATCTTTTTTTTATCATATTTAATATCAGCTATATACCAATCATAATTATCTTTCATTTTTATAATCCTATTTGCACATCTACTTTTAACATTGTAGGTATGCTTAAAACATTACATATTCTTTCAAATTGAGATGGTTTTATCTTAGTTATACCTAATTCCCATCTATCAATTAATGGCCTAGAATAGCCTGTTTTTTTAGAAATTTCGTTAAGTGTTAATCTTTGCTCTTGTCTAATGTTTCTTAATTGCAATCCTAACTCCTTATAGAAATAGCTATCTATGGTTTTAATCACCTGCATTTAGCATTTCACCTCACCTTCTAAAAGAATTATGTGAGCAGAGATACATTTCATACAAACTATATTGACTAACCTTTAGTTGTTTGCTATAATTAAATCGTGTCGAAAAAAATGCATGTGCAAACAATTTATTTGCATACATTTAAGGCACAAAAAAATCAATGAGTACAAAATGTATTCGTTGGTTATCGCGGGATTAGGTTTCAATTTTTCGACGACTGAACCTAATTCTCTTTTTTTTATCCAACATAGAGTATCCACTCTCATACCCTATGAACTGACTATATCATAAAACTAACTTTTTTACAATTAAAAAAAGGCAAATATTCAAGTTATTTGCTTTTTTTGTATAATAAAAAAAATAATTTTTTTTAATAAAAGTCAGTGAAAAGTCAGTAACTTTTTTGGTATTATCATCATAGAACTAGCCTTGACGCAAATGACACTTTGCGCTATAATCTGGATGGCTAGAAGAAAGGAGAACGATTATGCCAGTATATGCCGAAAAAAACAAAGTAAATGGTCTAACAAGATGGTATGTAAGAACTTATATAGAAGATGAATTCGGCATTAGCAAACAAATAACTAAACACAATAAACTATGGTTAGGTCGAGAAGGAAAAATAAAAGCTCAACAAGAAGAAATAAGAATTAGAAATGAATTTGATGTTAATCAGTCTAAAAAAAGAAAAATCAAAATTTATGAATTAAAAGAACAATATTTAAATTTTATTAAAGGTAAGGTTGATGATGACACATATCATAATAAAGAAGTAATGTTATCACACTTTTGTTGTATTGATGAAACAAATCAAGTTCATACTTCTCCAAATTCTCTTGTTACAGCTTGGAATGTCATTTTATTTACAAATTGGCAAAAAGAAATGAAAAAGAAAAAATATTTAAAAAGTAAAGATAATTGGGTTAATTATTCAATAGAACATTTAAATCGGATCTATGGCGAAATATGTAATATGATAGATTATGCAATTACTGAAGGATATTGTACTATTAATTTTGCAAGACAAGCTGGAAAAATAGGAACTCCTAAAGAAATAAAATTGAGTGAGCAAAGAAGAGATTATAATGTCATAAATTTAAATGAATTTTTAAGACTAATGAATGCTAGTAAAGATAACCTTAGATATAACACCTACTTTGAACTTTCTTTTAAAAGAGGTCCAAGACCAGGAGAAGCTAGAGCATTTAGAGTTAAAGACTTTAATTATTCAAAACAACAACTAATGGTAAATCATACATTATCAAAATACGATGAATTAAAAGACCCAAAGACACCTTCTTCAAAAGCTGTAATAGATTTAGACTATGAACTAGCAGAAAAAATAAATGACCTAATTAATGAATTAAGGAAAAAAGAAGGATTTAACGAAAATTGGTTCATATTCGGTGGTGAAAAACCAATTTCATCAAATTCCTTAAACAAAGCAAAAGAAAAATATTTTAAATTAGCAAACATAGAACAATACTTAAGACTACATGATTTTAGACACAGTTGTGCAACTTGGCTCTTTTCAATCGGTATACCAATTCAAGTTATTTCTAAAATTTTGAGACATAAAGACATAGATGAAACTCTAAAAACATACACTCATTTATTAAAAGAAGACTATGAAAAAGGTATAAATAAAATCAATTTATACTTTGAAGAAATTTTCAAACAAGACCAAAAACAAGACCAAAATGCACTTTGGCAAACAAAAACCCTTGATTTACAAGGGATTACAAGCTAAGTGGTGACCCGTATGGGATTCGGACCCATGAATGTAGCCTTGAGAGGGCTATGTGTTAAACCACTTCACCAACGGGCCATTACAACATAAATATTCTAACATATTTATATTTTTTTTACAATAGTTTAATATTGACAAAGTATAGGAATTTATGTTTTAATAATTTACTAAGGAGTAATTTGTATGGAAAACTTGAAAACAATAACAGAAATGTTAAGGGATAAAATTAAAGATGAATATATTCATTTAAAAGAAAAGTTTTATAATGATATCAATGAAGATAATCTGGATCAAGAGTTGGAAGATTTTGATGATGAAGATTTGAATGAAAATTATTTAGAAGATGATGAAGATTTAGATATAGAATATTTAGATGAAGATGAGAAATTTTATAATGAAGTATATGCCAAATTAATGAATACTATCAAAGTAAGCAAATATAAAAAAATTATATACCTTATACTATTGCAAGATACATATGAATGTATAAAATCTAAGAAAATCTCAGATTTAGAATTGCATAAATACGAAACAGAGATGTTAAATTTATTAGAAGGTTTGAATTTAAAAAGATTAATTAATAAAATAGAAAATGATGAAGAATTCTATTTAGATTTGCTAACTATTTATCTTGAATATCAGTTTGAATTAAACAATGAATTAAAACAAAAAAATAAAAAACTTTTAGAATTATCAAATGATAAAATAATTAAAAAATTTAAAATATATGTACTAGATGATGTACAATTTCAATATACAAAAACGAGGAAATTATATTAA